AAGCTAAACAAAAACAAAAAGATATTCTGGTTCAAAATGGATTACTTGGTCTTTATGATTCTGGATTTGCTCAATTTGTGGCTAAAAACTTTACTGATATGGAAGATAAATCAGGAATTGATGTTACCGGCAGATTAGAAACTGTTCATATTTATAAGCCAAAAGTTGAGAACAAATAATGAAATGGCGACCTTTTCCCAAACAAGAGGTAGCTCTCAACAGCACCGCTTTTGAAACTCTTTTTGGTGGCAGTCGCGGACCTGGCAAGACCGATGCCGGGATGGTTTGGCTTTTGGGACCGGAGTTTCAGCCGGGCAAACTGTATATCGAGCACCCGCGATATAGAGCCCTCGTTTTGAGAAAAAACTACGATGATTTAGTTGACTGGCTCGATCGGGCGGAGTATATGTATGAAGCTTACGGCGCCCAGATAGCCGGTCTGCCAGCGGTAGTCAAGTGGCCTTCAGGGGCTATTTTTAGAACCGGGCACTTAAAAGACAGGCGTTCTTATGAGAAGTATTTAGGCCACGAATATCAGCGGATCTTGATTGAGGAGCTGACGCTTATTCCGCAGGAGCGATATTATATTCAGGTTCTGGGTTCCTGCCGGTCAACCTTTACGGATTTGATCCCTAAAATATTCAATACTTCTAACCCGGATGGTACCGGGCACGCCTGGGTCAAACGGCGCTTTATCGATCCGGCGCCGTGGGGAAAGGAATTCATCGGCGCTGACACCGGCAGGACGCGGATATTTATCCCGGCGACGATCGAGGATAACCCGATTCTCCAGCAAAAAGACCCCGGTTATGTTTCTTATCTTAACGGTCTCAAGGTTACTGATCCAGAACTTTACAAGGCCTGGCGGCTGGGCGACTGGAATATTTTCATCGGCCAGGTTTTTCGGGAATTTCTCAATAGTGTTCATGTTATCCCAAAGCCAGAAATTCCTCTGGATAGATGCAAGCGAATTATCACCTTTGACTGGGGATACAACGCCCCTGGATGCGCTCTGTGGCTGGCAGTGGCTTCGGAAGATAGATTTGGTATTCAGCGAGTCTATTGTTATCGTGAACTTTATCAGAATCAAAAGACCCCAGAAGAGTGGGCAGACGAAATTAACGTTTTCGCTTCAATTGAACCGACTGAATATTTAGTTTTGCCGCGGGACTGCTACGCCTCTGATAAGGGCGAACGCTCAATCGCTTCTATTTTTCAAAGCAAGATTAAGACGAGAATAGTCGAGGGCGAGTCGCTGACACGGACAGCGCGGCTGAATCGTCAAGCGGTTACTCATCAGTTCTTGGCGAACGCCCGCGACGGCCGGCCTAATCTTTTGATTTTGGAGCGCTGTCAGAATTTAATGAGGACCTTACCAGAGTTAGTATATGATGAGGTTGATCAGGAGTTGGTGGACACAGAAGGCGAAGATCACGCATTCGACAGCCTAGGCATGGGACTGCGATTTATTAAACAAAAATACAAACTGTTATCTGGACCTGTCAAGCCAATAGTTGGCCGACCTCAGGAAGGTTTAACCGTAACTAAATCTGGAGAACTTAGAGCCCCGGACTTTTGGGAAGAATTTAAATATCGACAGACAAAACGTGTCCTGCCAGAAAATAAGTGATATAATAAAATTATGATGATGGTGCCCGCCGCTTTTACAACAAAAGTGCCAGAGATATCAGTTTGGTTAGACGACAATATTGCCGACGAAAAGATATTGAAAAAGTTTCATTGTGTTGTCTGCGGCAAGACGGTCTTTGAATATTATTCCGATATTGATATTATCATTGCCGGTAAGCATCTTCATAAGAGACCAAAAGTGATTCAATGTAATAATATAGTCATTATGGATTCAATCATCCAACAAGTTGTTAATGTAACAACAGAAGATTACAACGCTAATCGTGATCGTTATTTTAAGATTAAATGCCACACAAAATATTGGATATCGTAAGGAGTTAAATGGATCAACCCACTCCCAAACCAACCGAAGAATTAAGAAAAGAAGAGGCTTCTCTTATTCATCCGTCACTCAAGCTTGATATTGAAGATAAACTTCTTGTTAGACTGATTGAGACAAGAATCAAAGCTGATGACGAGTATTATAACGGCCGTCTTAAATTGGACAAGCGCCGCAAAAGAATGAATGATTTTTGGTTAGGTAAGCAGATAGACGAATCGCAACTCGATTTAAGTTGGCAGATTCCTTATGTCGATAATATCATCTGGCGGGATCTGGAGACTCGGATTGGCATCGCCGCCGCGCGACTGCCAGAGATAATTGTTATTCCGCCGAGTGATGATCCAACCACCAGAGAGCGCGCCAAGAAGGTTGAGGACGGTTTGACTATCAGAGTTCTAAACGATGATATCAGACGTTTAGTCAAAGACGGTATCCGCGATAACCACCTTAATTTCACTGGTGTTATCAAAATTCCCTGGGATCCCAATAGGGGAGAGAATGGCGATTTTGTTTTTGAGAAAATTGATCCCAGAAAAATTGGCATGGATCACACCGCGACAATTCCCCATGATGGCTATACTGCCGACAATATGGAATTGATTTACGAGTGGATCGAGGAGCCGGTCGGCGTGGTGATGGCTAAGTTCCCTGATAAAAGAGAAGAACTTAAAAAGAAATTAGAAATCATCTTAGGCACCACTCAACAGATGGCGGCGAAAATGCGCTATTTAGAAGTTTGGTTCACTTGGTTCGATAAGGATGGCACGCGGCAAGAAGGTGTCTGCTGGAAGTATAAGAATATGATTTTAGATAAAGCCAAGAACCCTTATTACGATTGGGAGGGTGTGGAAAAGCCAACCCAAGATGAGAACGGTCTGCCAATCACGAAAACGGTTTATCAGAATTTCTTTGAACGACCGCGCAAGCCCTATATTTTCTTCACTCATCAGAACTTAGGCAATTCGCCAATAGATGATACGACCGCGGTGGAGCAGGCAATTCCAATCCAACGCAACACCAATAAGCGGGGGCGGCAGATTACCGAGATTGCCGACAACGCCGTGCCTAAGAAAGTCTTTAACGGCAATTTTATTACCAAAGAAGAAGCCCGGCGGGTTTCTCAGGATCCTGGCGAGCATGTTTGGTTAGATGGAGCGACTGGTAATTTGGACGATGTCCGCAAGGCCTTCGGAACGATCGAAGCCGCCCCGCCTTCGCCAATGCTTTACGACGATTTGATTGCCAATCGCGGCGAGATTGATTCAATGTTCTCTACTCATTCAACCACGCGCGGCGAGACGCAACCTCAACAATCGGGCATTGCCAAGCAGATCACTCGCGAAGGCGATTTAACTATATCCGACGATTTGGTTGAGACAATGGTCGTCAGAGTCATCTCCGAGATGGCCGGCTGGGCCTTGCAGATGATGAAGACGATGTATAACAAAGAACACTATTTGAGATCAATGGGCAAGGACGGTGAGATGATTTCTTTGTCGCTGGCTCAGGACAGCATTGACGAGGGCATTTCGCTTAAAGTTAAGGCCTCGACTATTGATAAAGTAAGACGACGTGGAGAGGCAATGGAATTAGCCACTTCTAAGAGTATTGATCCTTTAACGCTTTTTGAGGACATGGATGTGCCCAATCCCAAAGAGCGAGCTCAAAGACTAATTGCTTTCATGCGTGGGGCGATGGATGGTTATGCGGCTTATGAGCAGGTTACAGGCCTTGCTGGGGGCAAAGAAGGCGCTCCACAGGGGCAACCAGGGGCTTCTGGATTGACTGCTGCTCAAGCCCAGCAAGATATTCAGTCTCTTACGGCTGGTCAGCCAGTCGAACCGCAAGGGATGCCAACCGCCGAATATGTCCAGGCCTTTATGGACTTTTCTAATTCAGGTCAGTTAGAGCAGTTATCACCAGAGATTCATCAGAACTTCCTACAATATATCCAAAAGTTGAAAGCGATGATTGCTCAGCAAGCGGGAGGACAAGCAGGAGTCCCCATAGCCGCTCCGCCTTCCGCTCCAATGACTGCTCAGCTACCAGCCACGACTATGACGCCTGCTGTTCCCGAAGGTGGCAGCCCGCAACCAACAATTTGATTTTGTGATATAATAAAAATATGGAAAGATATTTAGCGAGATTATTCGATTATTAAAAAATTAAATGGTAGGAAAATACAAATATGAGCGTGTTAGATTGGTGGAGTAAAAAAATTCAGCGTAAAGATCAGATGAGAGACGAAGAAGTTATTGGACCCAAGAGGCCGGAGGGTGATACTAGATTACCTAGGAGAGAGACCGGTGCAGATTGGCGAAGCTTCTATGTCGGCAAAGTCAAAAGCGGTTGGACTCCATATGGATGGAAACGAGAAGAGTCCGGTGGTATCAAAAAAAAGATGTTTTATGTTCCAAACCCCAAAAAGCAAAAACAAGAGCGAGAACAATTAAAAACAGAATACTTGCAATATTTGGCCGGTAAATACGGACGGGAGGTATAATGCCATTCAAATCAAAAGCACAACAAAAATGGATGTTTGCCGCAGAGGCAAGAGGCGAGTTGCCAAAAGGGACAGCCGAACGATGGGCTCACGAGACCAAAAGTATCAAAAGTTTGCCCGAGCACAAAGCCGCTAAAGGCAAAAGTAAAGCCAAAAAGGTTTCGGTGCACAAAAAAGCCTTAGAAGTCCTTAAAGAAAAATCACACGGAGAGTAAGTGCCGAAGGAAACTGCCATCGAAAGAATCAAACCGACGCTTTATTTGACCGAAAAAGATTGTCCCAAGATTAAAGGAATGAAGGTCAATCAAGGTTATGATTTTATCATTCATGCTAATATGAAATCCCTGTCAATTGGAGATGAGATGGGCAATTCCAAATCAAAGAAACCTTTACACTCCGGCCGGTTTGAGATCGTCTCTGTTGAAGCCCCGGAAGCCACTCAAAAATTAAATGAAGAAGAGTTTGATGCAAAAAAGATAAAAGTATTAGAACAAAAAGCCAAAGAAATATAATTTATAGAAAGGAGCATTTAACATGCCCAAGAACCCGATGGAAGATCTATTAGGAGACGATCCGCAAACGCCTCCCGCTGGTGATAAAAAGCCAGAACCAAATCCTGAGTTAGACTCTCTCAAAGAATCCGTCAACACGCTTGGCGATAATTTACAATCGCTGAACGAGAAATTGAGCGGGATCGAAGAGAAACTGGTCACCCCCCCGCCGGCCGAAGAACCCGGTGAAGAAGCGCCATACACCGGTCCCGCTGGACAGCCGCGAGACTGGAAGGAAGTCAGAGAGACGGCGAGAAAAGATGCCGAAGAAGTGGCCGAAGAAAAATTAAGAGCGAAAGAGGAGGAA